CTCGCAATTGCCCAAAGCGATGGAAGGCTGTTCAGCAGATTTCTCTTGCCGGGGCATTAGTCAAAGAATTCCCTTCGATTAAGAGCGCTGCAAAAGAAACGGGACTTGTTCCCGGAAACATTGTCAAGGTTGTCAAAGGCCAACTCGGAAAGCGGACCTGCGGCGGCTTCATTTGGCAATACGCCCCGTCCTATGCCAATTAATTCTAGTCGCGGGGTTGCGATGATGAACGACCCCGCTCGTTTGCCGCTTGGCAAGCGGGCGGGGTTAGTCGCATAATAAGCCAAAAGCAGTAACTTCGATTTAATCGAAGATTCAATTTTATGACCCTCCCTGAAGTTTCTCAATTCACTCTTTCGCTTGGAACGTTGATTGGAGTTATTGTTAGTGCACTTGTATCTTTGCGCAATTCACGGCATATCGTTGACGTAAAAAAAGAAGTGGCAGAGGTGGCGGTGAAGACAAATGGAATGAGTGAGAGGCTTGAATTGGCTGCGAAAACAGTTGGTCTAGCGCAAGGACACGCCCAAGGTGTAGCTGATCAAAAGAGAGAGACGCAGATGCTGAAACCCATAAAATAATATGCCAGACGAAACAGTTGACCCCTTGTCCGACAATGCCGCGCTGAATGCTATTCTTGCGCAGCTTGAAGAACTAAATGCGGTTGTCGCCGGGAAGTATGACAGGGTTCTTGGGGACAACGCTTACATAGCGCTTACCAGCGCAGCAGCGAGGGTGCGCGCAGCGGTTCCTCTGGCCGTCAAGACCGTCATAACTAACAGGGGGCCTAATCAGGTCCTTGTGCGCGAGAATGGGGTATTAGCGTTGGTTGTTCCGGCCAATAACACCGTTGAAGAAGGAACGCTTCCTTTGACCGGAGCAGGAGCACTTAACTTGACGGTCGCTTCAGGTGAAACGGCCAATCTAGCAATCGCTACCTACCAGAATAACGCCTAATGAGCTATGCCGGAACAATAGAGCCGTTCGTAACGGATAGTGAGCAAATCTCTTTGGTGAAGATTGCCGCGATTTCCGGCGCGGACGTTTCCGGATTCGAGACGCCCTATACTCTTTGGAGGAAGATAGTGCTGGCTTTAGGTGGGGAAGTCACGGGAGCAGAGAATGAACAGACGCTCGTATTTAAAGTGGCACGGCTATTAGGCGCGGAGGTTGACGCTTCGATGTTTCCGCAGGTATTGCTAAATAGAGCCGTTACAGAGCTAGGCGGGGATGTTGATGGATTTGAGTCAAGCCAGAGAATCTTGTTTGAGCTTGTTGGCGTCGCAGACAATTTATCGAAGCTTCCAGCTCCTACGAATATCAGCGTTGAAGTTGCCGGAAGCGGCATCGAAGTTACTTATGACGCCGTTACGGGAGCGGATCATTATGAGCGGAGATATGACAATACTGGATCATGGATTAGCGTTGGGAATGTAACATCTTTTTCAGCAACGATATCGCCCGGTACGCATACGGTTCAGGTGCGCGCTGTGGACGCTGATAGCTTATCCGGCAGAACTAGCAGCCACGGTTTTGTGATCTTACCCCCTGCGCCTACAAACGTTGTCGCTCCGGTGATTAACAAAGAGTTCCCGTCAGTTGGCGTTGAAATTATGGTAAGTAATGGAGCGTGGAATAACTCCCCAGCATCCTTTGCTTACCAGTGGTACCTGAATGGCGATGCGATTTCAGGGGAAATCTCCCAAAACTACATTGTCAATGCATCGCTATCGGATATTATTACCGCAACCGTGGTAGCGATAAACGCAGGCGGAGCCAGTGCCCCTTTCGAATCAAGTAATTCCGCGTTAGTTTCAGAGAATTTCATCACCGGCACGCCTGTTGATATGCTGCTCCTGCCTACCTCCGGGACTGGAGACCTACTCGACCCGACAAACCTCCTCGCCGCTAGTCGTGGGTCCGCGCCGGGATCATGGGACTACACGTTCAGTGGTCCAGCCACTCACGCCAAGATTGCGGCCACAAATTTTACGCGGCGCACTCCGCTGGCTTGCAATGGTACGGATTACTCGGGGAGCGGAAGTGCGCTTGGGGTAAAGTTCGACATGGATCAGGCCATCGCGGATGGTCACGGCTACGACAGTTTCAAGTGGAGCCCTCCGGGTACATTCACGAAGCTCTCCATCACGGCACTAGTCAAGTTCAACGCGGACGGATCGGTGTCTAGTGACACAGCAATCGACCACCTCGTCATCTACTCGGGTGGAACCGCCTTTGCTGTCTTGCAGCAAAAGCTAACTGCCGCCGTTGTATTCGGCGACGGTTCTGCTGCTGGATTCTTGGACCCTCACGGGCAAATCGCAGGCCCGACATCGACCAACGGCCCGCAGATCGACATCCGAAAGGACACGCTTTATTCCGTAACGCTCAGATCCGATGCTGCCGCACAACTCGTGCAAATCATTGTTCTTGATGGGGCAACGGGCACATTCGTCGGAACCTCGCAAGCGGCTTCTGCGATGGGAGATGTCACCTCGGTTCTGTTCCAAGATTATCTCGTTTTCTTCGGGGGAAACACACAGTTCCAGCTACTCGCGTTCGATTGGACGAACGCGGCGTTTCCGCTGGAACCCTATACTCTCCCCGGCCCGGCATCCGTCACGGCGGTAGAGGACTCTGGTGCAATCGTCGTCTCGTGGAGTCAGATTTGCTTCCTATTCGACATCGAGCGGAAGGTGGACGGAGGCTCTTACGCTTCGCTGGCCACGAATTTGACGGCTGCAACCTACACGGATTCCGCTGTTTCAGACGGGAGCGACTACACGTATCGGGTGACGAACAAGCTCGAAGGAACTTCTTCAGTTGCCGTTGAGTCCAACACGGTCATGATGGGCGCAGGTGGGGGTGGAGGCTCCTACGCGGATGCCATCGACGCATTATCTCCCGTGCTCTATTTGCGCCTCGGAGACGCAGCCTTAGCTACGACCGCAGCGGATTCCTCTGGCAATGGACTCGACGGAACGTACAGCGGGGGGGCTGCCGCTGGCACTACCGGACTCCTGCCGGGCGATGCAGACACGGCGGCGACTTTAGACGGAGTGGACGATCAAATCTTTGTCTTAGACGACGCGCTCCTCAATATCACTGGCGACCTTACCTTTGGCTGCATCGTCAAGCCGTCGAGCACGCCGAGCGCATTCAATAGCGTCATCGCGAAAGCCAGCGGTGGCGGCGCGAGTACTCGGCAATACGAGTTGCGCACGACGAACGCGAATAAGTGGTCTGCCGTTTTCTCGGTAGGCGCTTCGTTCTTTGTCATCACTGGTTCAACGACGATGAGCACTTCCCGAGCGGATCACATCGTTGTTACCCGTAACGGCTCAACAGCAAAGCTGTACGTCAACGGAAACGAGGAGGCATCGGATACGGTTTCCGGTTCGCTCAACACCACGACTGGAAATTTGGCAATTGGCCAACTTGGCGATGTGACGAGCGGGTACTTCCCCGGTGTCGTTGACGAGGTGTTCGTGCTTGCCGCTGGAATGAGCGGAGCTGATGTAACTGCGCTCTACGCTGCAAGCGGACTATGAAAAACCTCCTCGCCCTCCTCGCCCTTCTCCTCCTCTGCGCGTTCGCCCGCGCGGAAGAGGTATCGACAACGCTCGAAATCTGACTTAACTTTTTGAAATGCTAATCTTCGCTGACGCCACGCCCTCCGCAGGAGCAACACTGGATTGGATTAGCCCCCTATTACAGTTCGGCGGCGTTGGCGTCTGTTTGGTCTGGTTCATGTTTCGCAGTGAACCGCGCTTGCGAGCAATCGAAGCCGCCATCGACCGGGTAACAAGGGCCTTGATCGTCTTATCCATTGCCATCGCCAATGCGCTGGAAGCCTTACAGTGGCACGCAGCTAAGTCCATAAAGACACAAGCTGAACCTATCGAACGTGAGCTTGACGAATCTGCCCGCAAATAAGATGCGCATTTTAATCATTGAAGACGATGAGGCGCTTGCGGGATTACTTTCCCAATTCCTTTCCCCGATTGCCAGAGAGAAGCCAATAATTGCCAGTAATATGACTGACGCCATGAAGGTCATTGATGATGTTGCTCCGATTGATCTTGTAACCCTCGATTTATCGTTGCCGGATTCAACGCGAGAACAATCCCTTTCGAGAATCAAGGATATCAAGGACAGAAAGCCGGATTGCCTGATAGTAGTTGTTACTGGCGCCATGAAGCCGGATCAGGAAGAAGAAGCGCTTAAGTATGGAGCAGATGGATTCATGCAAAAGCTTCAGGCCTGTAGGGACGAAGAAACATTTCTTGGAACGCTTCGTGACATAGGACGCTCGATTGTGCGCAACCCCCTTCGTTACCAAAAGAATTTGCCGTTACTTGAAAAGCTAACGGAGAAGATTTGCGAGCACGTTGCTTGCAAGATAGAGAAACCAACGTAACTCTAATAACTAATGAAAAACTTCAGCAATATCCTCCTGAACCTGATCAGTCTCTTGATTGCCCTTACCGGGGGCTTGATGTCCATGGACGCCACGATTCACGCGATTGGCGTCTTCAGCCCAAAAGTCTCGCTTTGGTGGCCGGTCGTTCTGTCTATTGCTCTCTGCCTGAATCGCGTCTCCGAAATAGCGAAGAAGCTGTATGAAGATTGGCGCGATGACGGAGTTATCAATAACGGTCTTCCTAAAGTGCCAGCCTTCGCGCTTGTTGGCGCATTGCTGTTCATGTCGGCAGGCTGTTCTACAGTCGGTCCTGATGCCGCCAAGAATATCCGGAATGCCGGAATCAATGCAGCGGGCTCGGCGGCATTGAAAGACGCGGCTCGCATCTTGGGTTCTGTCGCCACGTCTGTACTCTTGCAGCAGGCGCAACAGGACATTGGAGGAAGTTCGGCCAAGGCAGACTTGGCTAGTTCGGCATCGGCGGCAGTTTGGTCGCAAGTCAATTCGCAGAACATCGGCAGCAGCATTAGCGATATCGTGGCCGCCAATTCCGCAGGCAAGCTTAGGCAGACTGGCATCGAAGCGCAAAAGGCCGCAGATGCCGCCATTGCTCACGGTAGGTCTGACGCGGCAGTTACTAACGCCATTGCTACGGTCATTTCCACGGCAGCGGGGGCGCCTCCAAAACTCTAAAAACACAACCTTCGATTTAATCGAAGATTCATATTATGAAACTTGCCGTTACTCAAAAAGCTACTTCATTGATCGCTGAAGCGGAAGGATTCGATACGCCCGGAAGCTGGCCGGGCGGGCAAAGTGGCGTAACCATCGGCGTCGGTTACGATCTTGGCTATTACACGGAACGGAAGTTCCGGAATGATTGGAGCGACATCCTTTCCCCGGATGTCATCAACCGACTCGCCAAGGCCATCGGCGTCACGGGAGAGAACGCCAAGTTCTACTGCCGTACCTTCGGCGGTATTGAGATTCCCAAGGATGGGGCTTTGCGCGTCTTCAGGACGATAACCTTGCCCGATTTCGCCGACCGGGCTGGTTCTACCTTCCCCGGCGCTGAAAACCTTCCAGAAGACGCGCAGGGAGCGCTGGTAAGCCTTGTGTTCAATCGTGGAACCAGCCTTGACGGTCCCCGGCGCGTGGAAATGCTGAATATCCGCAACGCCATCAAGAATTCGAAAGCTGACCCCGGAGAGACGGAGCAACAGCGCGTCAACAACCTGCTGCAATACGTCGCCGGTCAGTTCCGTTCCATGAAGCGCATTTGGCAGGGACAAGGGCTTGACGGTCTTCTTACCCGGAGAGAGAATGAAGCCAAGTTGGTCGAATCCTGCATAACTTAAAAACCGCCATGCCTGAAATTGATACGTCTTACGAAACTCCGGATTATTCCGGATGCTGCGCACCTTCTTCGGGAGAGGAGCGCAAGATGAAAAGGGTTTTTCCGACTCTTACTATCCCGAACAACATGGCGTTAGCGAAAGCAGTTAGCGCAGGACAAGAATTCACGGCGACTGTGAAATTTCGCGTTGCTGAGGTTATGATAAGAGAGAGGGCAGATGGGGAAAGCGCATCCAAAATTAGCGACTACCCCGGCGAGGGGGTAAGAGTAGAAATGGAGGTTCAAAGCATATCTCCGAATGGAATTGCGATTAAAGAAGGCTCTAACGAAGAGGACGGAAGCGCGGCACTGAAGAAATATTTCAACAGCAAGAAGGCGGCTGCCTCTGATGACGACGGAGACGAATAACATTCGATTAATCGAAGATGCCAAGAAAGCAAATAACATGGATTAAGCAGAAGGCTCCTTATGAGGGTTTATCTGATTGTATGATTTGTACTTCTCATAGGTCGAATAATTACGGATACCCTCAAATTACGGCCAATGGAAAAGTGACATCAATTAGCAGGCTTGTTTGCCAGCGGTTTAATCCTGACATGGGAGAACTTCATTCATTGCACTCATGCGATAATCGGAGTTGCATAAACCCTGATCATATCAGGCCCGGAACGAGACTCGAAAATCTCGCCGACAAGAGCGCTAGAGGAAGGGCGGCAAAAGGAGAGGGCTTGCCGCAATCAAAACTTACAGAAGAGCAGGCTCTTCAAATTTACAATTCGACTGAATCATTTCGAGAAACGGCAAAGAGTTTCGGTGTTGCGCTTTCCACCGTGTACTACATAAAGATTCGAAGAAACTGGAAACACATCCATGCAAGTATCTGACATATGGGAAGAACTCGTAGAATCGACAGGTAGCTGCGACGAGGCGGTTAACTACCGGGCTCTTACTCGCGCCGTAGAACTGTTAGCCAACGAAGGTTCGTTCGATCCCTTGATTGGGACCGTGGACTTTATCATTGACGGTGGCTACTTGATCGCGTTGCCGCGAGACGTAAAGACCCCCCTGCGGCTGAACATCAACAACAACCCGTCTTTCGCGCGGAATCGAATCTTCGAGTTTTCTCCCAATGCGCCCGGCAGCGTGGACGGCATAGAAATTGGCTGGCAGTGGCATGAGCGTGGATATTCCCCGATTCAGGATGAGGTAAAGCTGCCAAGCAAGCTGAAGTACAACTTGGTTTCGTCGGACGACATTGGGAAAACCTTAACTATCTTCGGAACTGATACCGCAGGCCGCAGACGCACCGAAACAATCATCGGCGCCTTAACTGATCATATTCAAAGCCGGTACGCTTACGGAGAAGTTTTGAACGTTACCCGCGAGGCGACAACAGACGAAGCTTACTTGGTTGCCGATACAGGAAACATCGCCCGTTACTACGCCGACGAAGAGAATCCGGAATATCGGGTAATCAAGCTTTCGCAAACCGGCGTGGCAATTCGCATGCTTTACCGCAAGCACGTTTTCAGGTTGAAGGCGCAGACTGACATTATTCCGCTTCATTCGGCCATGGCGGTCATTCGTGCGGTGGAAGCCGTGCGGTTGATGCAGAAGCAGAAGAACGACGAAGCGCAGCCGATCCTCGCCGAAGCAATTCGGATGATAGGCAAGGAGCAGGAATCTCGCGACGAAGGAACAACGCTTTCCGGAACGTTGGAAGTACAGACGGCAATCAATACCAACATCAACACCAACGATGTTTTGATTGTCGCGGATATCTATGACAGGGCTTCGGATATCCTTGGCGGAATTGGCCGGGCAAAGGTCTTTGATAGAATCACTGACGCCATCGAAGTTTTGCAGAACAAGACGCAATGGGATTCAGTGCTTGGCAACGCGGACATCTGCCGGGCAGCCAACATGCAAAGCTACGAAGAGCGCGGCAAACGTTCGGCGTATGGCTATTTTGTAATGCCACGTTACGTAGATACGGTCTTGGCCGTGAATTTACACAATCAACCAGTTGTTCCCCGGAATCAGTGGTTTGAATTTCATTTGAACGGCCCCGGCTCCGGTGGCTGGCTTGGTTGCGGTAACTGGCAGGACGCCGGAAAGGTCTGCATCGTCAATGGTTTGCCGCGCAACGGTCGAAAAGTTACCCCGGTCAATGTTGTGGCAATTCCCGATAACTCTTTGGATGACGGAAAGTCGGTCAAGGTCTACGGAATCGAGCGGACAATTAGCGGCAGAGAAATCGAAGTTTACCGGAATGGCGAAAGAGGATGGAATTGCCCCTGCCAGTCCGCAGGATATTCGCTGCCTGCGGACGCTCCTGACTTTGTGCGAATTGATCGCATTACCCGCGAAGCTACGGTTGGATTCGTGCGCTTCGTGGGGTTCACCAAGGAAAAGACAGTTGTCGCCTTGGTGGGTGACGTAGGAGCGGCAAACGTCAACTCCGTAGCCGTGGCCAATCTGATCAAGGGTCAGAATCCTGATCATATCGTTTTGCTTGGAGACGTTAATTACGAAAACGTAACTACGATTTCAGGGGACCTTGGAATAATTGTGACGCAGACCGGAAATAACTTTGTCATTAGCTGCGACGAAGGCCATGGAGGAACGGGCATCGTTCCAAGAGTCGGCGATACGATTTCGCACGATAACTTCACGACGACTTACGTAATTGCGACGGTCGTCTTAAAGCTTCCGGATTCCGGGTTTGATATCCCGTCTTATCAAATTACGACTGTCGAAACTTCTGTTGCCTTTGGGGAGGGCAGCCTAATGAAGATTCATCAAGCTACGGCGTCGGCGTGGGGTGACACGGTTCAAGCCAATTTGACGGATCAATACGGAATCTTTGGTCCGATATTGGACGCGGTTCCCGGCAACCATGAATGGGGGGAACCCTATGAGCAGGACGAGCGTCTAGAAGCCTTCGATAGTTACTTTGGTTATCCAATAACGCGCAACTTCGTAAAGACCTTCGGCGACGTTGATGCTTTCTTCTTGGACAGTGATCCTCGAAATCCTGACGGGGTTAGTATCGCCAGCGCCCAACACGCGTGGCTAGCGGCAGCCGTGGCTTTGTCTACGGCCCCTTGGAAGGTCGTAGTCATGCATCATCCCCCGTTTACCTCTGGAACAACAGAGGCGGCTTCCACTGATTTGCGATGGGACTTCGCGGCGATGGGAGTCAACGCCGTTATTGCCGCGCATCAACATAATTATGAGCGGTATGAGAAGGACGGAGTTATTTACTTGGTCGTTGGAACGGGAGGAAAGTCACTCTATGGGTTCTCTGGATCGCCTTCGGCTAACAGCCTGAAACGTCTGTCGGAATACGGAGCCTTGTTCATGGAGGCGTCCTTGCGCAGTCTGCGATTCAGCTTCCTGAATACAGTTTCGATTGTCAGAGACACCCGTGAAATCGACGCGGACAACGCCTTACAGGATGAAATTCTGTTGGGCTACTGGTATCCCGACGAGCTTGAACCCAACTATCGAGTTATCAGAATCGCCGGTCACAGTCATTCAACCGTTCGAATTCGTTATCGAAAGCGGTCGCATAAGATTACCTCCCTGACGGATATCATCAATCTGCGGTCAAGACTCGCAATTGAGAACATGATAAGGGCTATCGCCAAGCAAGAAAGCGACCCTTCGGCGGCAGCGCTGAATGAACAAGTTGCGATTGGTTACTTGGAAGAAGAGCAGACCGCGCGCAATCCTCACGGCGGGGGAACCCTTCAATTTGAGCCGGGGATGGCTCCCGGTGACTTCATGGGAATCAACTAATGAGTCAAGTACAGCCATTAACGAGAACCTTCCGGCATCAACTGCGGCTCGATAGCATCATCTATCCAGCGCGCAATTGGATGCTGCGCCGGATTTCGTACCTGTACGGGCGACTGAAGTGTCTTCTTGATTGCGAGGGCGATATCATTGAAGTGATCAAGCCGGTCACGGCTGTTTCGAGCATTATCCGGGTTCCTGATTCGCTCGCCAAAGAAACTTACATTTGGAATGAAGGCAGCCAAGTGGCCACGATCTTCGAAAACGGGGTCATCATTGCTCGCGTCCAACCCGGAGCCCGGCAGAAGCTACCAGTTAGTTCCAAGCTGAAGCTGGAAGCATTAACCGATACCGCTACAACAAATTTGCGGGTTACTACCATCCGGCGCTGTCTTTGCGGTGATGAGTTTTCGCCCTATGACAGTGGGTTCGTAACTCCGGGAGAAGGGGACTTAATCTAAACCTTCGATTTAATCGAAGATTCATTTTTCATGGCAACCAACCCCGGATCAACAATCAGTAAATGGACAGGAGGAGTTAACTCCCTTGTCCCGCCTGATTGCATTGGTGTTACGCAATACGCTTGGGGCATCAACATTGTCAATCGAGGCGGAATCATTCAGACGCGCCCCGGATTTGATTATATCTCCACCATTCAAGGCAAGAAGGCGCAGGGGTCGATTATCTTCAAGCCTTTGAATTCTAGGCCTATGATGCTGGTTGCGGCTGACGGAGAGATATGGCAGGCCAGTTTTCCATTCAAGAGCTTCACCAAGATTGTCGGGCTTAAGTTTCGCTCCGATGTTCAGGTTGTTACTTTTGTCGTCACTTTGAAGAACGCGGACTTCAAAGAGGATCAAAGTGTTGAAATTGTGACGCCGACAATCTTGGTAATCATTCAAGATGGCCAGACGATTCCCGGAGAGTTTGACGGAGTGACAGCCAAGCATAACGAAAACATCAAGATTGGCCTATGGATGGCGTTTGTAGCCAGTGCTCTATGGGTCTTCAATGGAGCCAGAGGATTCGTCAGTGATCTTGCCAGCCCGAATACGTTTCGCTCGAATGACTACATTGCAGAGCGGTCCAACTTTGATATGCCGGGCGATGTTACCGGAGTCATTCAGACGAGCGATGAAAAGGCGTTGTTGGTTTTCACGGAAACAACAACAACCGCATTTCAGGCCAACATTCGAGACAGGAAGCTTTGGGCAACAACTCCCGACTTTCAAAAGGTCGTACTCCCAAGTATCGGCTGCGTGGCAGGCCGCTCGCCGGTTAATCAGTACGGTCTGACTTGGTGGATGTCGCACGCGGGATTCATCAACCTTGACGCGGCCTTACAAAGCAAACAGACGGCCAAGCTCGTCACGGTTGATGGAAGGATGATGCGCAGCAAGCGGTCGCTGGCCCAAGACCTTAGCGGATGCGCTTCAACTTACTTTGAAAATTTCCTGCTCTTAAGCGTGCCGAGTGGCGGACGCTACAATACGGAAACATGGGTTGGCGATCAGGCGCCACAAGGCGAGGCGGATAACGGCTCTATGGCTTGGGTTGGTGTCTGGACGGGAGTAAGGCCCGTCCAGTGGATGCGAACGGTATTCGGGGGAAAGGAGAGGTTATTTTTCCTCGCTTTTGATGAGACATCCAAGAACGGCTCTAATATCCATGTATGGGAAGCGTTCAAATCTGATCGCAGGGACAATGACGCGCGCATTCCCTGCCAGTTGGAAACAGGGATGATGATGGGGACAGACTTGGGACGATTTCAATACGCAGAGATTGATGTCGTGGAGTTACTTGGTGACGTGGAGTTACGTGTGTTTGTGGGTGGCCAGCGCGGAGAGTGGTTGCCAGTGAAGTATATCACCCTGCAAGCGGAAATCGGATGCCTTGGCAGCGTGGCTTTTCCAATCCTGACTGCAACTTCGATTTTGCAGGCGTTCAAGCCGCAAACAAGGTTCGTGAAGACTGAAGACTTTAGTACGCAGGGGCGCCCATTCGGGGCAGAGTCTCCCGACACTCCCGGTAAAGACAAAGGATTCCAGTTATTGCTTGAATGGCGCGGACGCATGGGGGTCAAGGCCATCAAATTTGTCGTAACCCCTGACACGTCAGCCAATCGCGGAGAATGCAAGGAAGGGGAAGCCGGGAACCACAACATGGTGACAGAGGAAGGGGTCACAATTACCCAATGAAATCCTTTCAGACATATACCCCGCGCACGCGCAGGCTTGTCTATGATGCCCTCATTGCAGACTTAGGGTGCCAGAGCATCACCGGGAGTCAATTCGGGCAATCCAAGCCATTTGAACGCATCTGCATTATCGAGCACGATGCCGGTTCAGCCATCTTTACGCAGAGTGATCTTGTTTCTTACGCGGTTGGCCCGCTGAATACCGGGAATCCTCCACCATGGAATACTCCATGGGCAGCTTGGGTGGCGAGCGCTGGAATAAGAGTTGGAAAATTCTCGGCGATAACTCCGCCGAGCAACAATCTTGGAACAGTCAGCGGTTTATTTCCGACTGTTACCCCGCTTCCGAAAAAGGTAACAATTGGTTTCACTTCCAAAGGCCAAATTGGTATCGCGATTCAAAAGAATGAAACGAGCATTCAAATCAAATGGTTCAAGTCGGCGGGCGGCGACTACGGCAACGAAACATTTTCCGGGGTGTCTCCGTTGCTATTTAGTAATGCGTTGCTGTTTGTATCCAATGAGGCGAATCAGACTGATTTGGTCCTGTATTATTTGCGCCCGGAAATTCCGCGCAGTCTTTTCGCTCGATTCGAACGGGATGATTTTCATATCGAACGCTTGGTTCATTCGGACCTTCCGGTTGAACTAAGCAAGTTGATTTCCTCCAAGGCGGCAGGAGGCAAGCAGGAGTTATATGGGCAGGACAGCCTTGGCCGGGACATCACCTTTTACTCGCCGTCCTATTCCATTCTGATCACTGGCGACAAGAGCAGTCTGGCAACTTCGATTTATCGAGGCAGTTATCGGCACTCTTCAATTCCTGCCAATATTACCGGAGATAAAGCGGACTTAACTCTTTCCATTCTATCGGGGTCGTACAACGATGTCATCGTTGAACCTGCCGTCTTGTCAGGCGACAAATCTTCGATTAATGTCGCAATCGAATCAGGATCATATGAATAAGCTTTCTTTCGGAATCAAAGGCAGGGTCATCGTTTCCGTTATTCGAGACGGGAAGGTTGTGCGGGGTCCCGTGGAAACCAAGAATCTTTGGTTGGACCAAGGCCTGAACAACATGTCAACTCATCCCATTTGCGAGTTGTTCGAAGTTGCGGCGAAAGGAATCGGAACAGACCCAACGACGGAGGACCTAACGGCGACCGCCAACACTTACAGCATCCCCAATGGCTCAACGACCATTACGCGCACCGCAGGGACGCGAAACTTTACCTCTGACGATATTTCGAAATTGATTCTGTTCACCAATGGAAAACAGTTTCGGATCAGCGGAATTACTTCCACGACGGTTGCCTCTGTTTCCGCTCCTGCGAGCCCGGCCATTACTAATTTGAAGATGACGCTTTACAGCGTGCAATTTCTTTCAGTTACCGAAAAAGGCAGCAGGGCAGACGAGTATAGTTCTGTTGCCGGGGAGAATTCCACGACGACCGCCAGCAACGTTCGAACCTTCAGGCGCGCCTTTATTTTTCCAGTTGAAGATACGATGACAGAGAAGGTGGGAGGCGGCACCTTTTCGCAGGCCGGGACAACAGTCAGCAGGGTTTCCGGAACCAATCGTGACTTTACGGTTGACGACATAGGGAAGACCTTGACATTTGTCGCCAACGGCAACACCGGAATCATTACTGCCATCATTGATGTTGATTCCTTCACGCTTGATGTTTCGCAAACCGTTCCCGAAGATAAGATCGTACTGACGTTGACCGACAGCCAGATTGAAACGGTTTCCGGGTCTTACTCGCGCGCTGGCAGCGTGGTTACCAGAACAAGCGGGGCAAGGAACTTTACGGCTGGCGATATCGGCAGCACGATTCATTTCACCAACGATAACGTAGAGGCGGAAATTACCGCCTTCACGGATGCAACTCATGTAACTGTTGATGTTGCGGGAACAATTGCTGCGCAAGACATCGTGATTTACGGGCATACCGATTACACGGAAATCGGATTCAGTCATTCGGATGAAAGCGGACCCAATGTAAATATCCGGGTGTTATTGGCGTCTGCCGTGCGCGCGGCTATCTCCACGCCCTTCCGTGCGAGTGATCAACTGAAGGTGACTTATGAATGCGTTTTGACGGTGGAGCCCCATACCTCCACGGCTGCGAATTTGAATTCGATCATCAATGACCCGGCGAATCAAATGAGCGGCAACAAGAATGGGGATTACGTTATTGAGACGTTTGCCACGTCTACGGTGGCAACGGATGGGACGACCAACCTAAGTTTGACCGATCTTGAACCTTATTATGACGGGTTTGCCGGATGGTCGCTTGATAGTACGGCATTAGTTCCATTAGTCGGCACGATTCGTCAAAACAGCCTCGCCACTGTTCCGATGGTAGGAGAGGCAAATTTTGACTTTACGTTTTCTCGAATCTTTACCGGGTTATTCGGGTTGAACGACGCCGTAAATAACAACTGGCGCTCATTGATGATCGTGGACCCGGAAAGCAAGCTCGCCATCTTCACGTTCCTTTTTGATGTTGTGCAACACAAGGACGGGGAGCACACTTTCACTATCGTGTTTCGCAAAACATGGGACCGTGATTTTACCTAGCCAATTATGTCCACCATCGACCTGACAGTTCAGATTCCTCCGCTGCCTGCGGGTTGGCATGGTACGCCCGAAGACTTGCTTCAATTTCTGGCAGATGAAGGGGTGTTTACGCTGGAAGGCAATTTCCCGGCTGCGCAGGTTGGTGGAGCACGGCCAACGCAAGACGTTGGAATTTGGTATGGAGATAATTCAATCGAGCGCTTCGTTGATGGCAAATATAGGCCGATTAGCGATGTCCCAATTGGGGCTATCTTTCCTTTTGCCGGGATAGCCACGATTCCGGAAAATTACCTGCTTTGCGATGGGCGTCTTATTTTGCGCGCTGATTTCGGAGAACTTTTTACGGTGATAGGCACGAATTACAATCGCGTCGGTGATGACATTGGGTCATTCCGGCTTCCTGATTATCGGGGGCGTGTTCCGGTCGGCGCTGGCGTTGGTGACTACCTGTCAAATACGCCTGCGACAACTGGAAACATGCGGGAAGTCGTAGCTGGACAAGGCAGTGGATTCGAATGGCTTCGAAACATCAAAAGCAAGGCTCCCGGATCGCCCAAAACAGCCAAGCTAATCAATGCCACCATTTACGTGAGCAACACGGGCAACGTGACCGAAACATTTCCGCCCCGTATCGGGCAACAATTCATCATCCGATATCGGTAACTTCGATTTAATCGAAGGTTGCAAAAATCGACCCTTAAACTACTCTAGGCCATGGCTGTTCATAATCCTCTCTTCAAGGCGCCGGAAATGCCGAAGTATATCCCGTATGATCAGAACCAGATTCAGAATCTTGGGGTTGCGCAGGATCAGACTTATTACGGTCTAAGCGATGCCGATTTCAAGAAGCGCCACGCGCCCCTATTGAGCGCAGAGAAGCTTTTCGAAAATCAAACCTTAAAGGATCAGACGGGCGACACGGAGCTAATGCCTGCCTTGCAGGGTGAATTCATGCGCGCTGGCATCGGAGGGGCATTGTCCAGCTTTGGCGACGCGACAACGGCAGACGGAGCCGTGACAGGTGGAACTATCGCTCCCGGCAGCGCTGGCGAGGCTTCCGTTGCTCGAAACCTTGGGAATGACATCATGGGGTTTCAAGATCGTAACCGGCGCAACCGGCTGACTTCCTTGACGACGGCGGAAAGCTTGTTCCCTCGCCGCGCTTTTGGCCTTTCCGGAAGCGACGCGGCCAACCTGTCTATCGCCAACACGGCGGGAGAAAATAATTGGGATCAGGCCGATTACGCCTCGCAGTTTCAGACCGACCAATACAACTATTTGGTGGAGGCGCAGAACCGGGCGGCTGACTCCCAAGAACATAATCAAGGCATCATGGCCAACGCGCAAAAGCGAGGCGCGATTTGGTCAGGCATCTTCAATAGCCTTGGCAGCCTAGTGGGGGCCGCAGGATCAGCAGCAGGTGGAGCAGGAGGAATTTGTTGGGTGGCCCGCGAAATCTTCGGCAACGAAGAAATCGAAGGTGTCCCGGCTTGGGTATTGTTCCGCAACTGGATGCTTAACAATGCGGCGCCCGAATTCGTTCGCGCTTACATTGCGAATGGTCAAAGCTTTGCGAGATATTTGCGGAGTAACTTGGCGGCAAAAGCTTCTCTTCGTCCCGTGTTCGAAAACTTTCTACCTGCTTAACTTATGGACATGTCTTGGATTTCTTCAATGTTTGGCGGCGGTGGAGGGGCAGCCGCTCCTGCTGCCCCGAACGCTTCCGGATTTTACTTTGGGGACTCCCCCGGAATGAAGTCAGGACAGGTCAGGGAAGGCGTTGCAACCGGAGGAGGATTACCAGCCGGTACGACCATGCCGGGCGGAGCCATCGCAGGCGGCTCCTATCCTGTTGCTGGCTCTACGCCTTTAAGCATGGGGGAAAGCGCCAGCCCCGCAGGATCAACGCCGGGAATGCCGCCCACAAAGAACAGTATGAGCGGGCAAAGCGGAGTCGGTGCGGGGCTCGCCGATTCCTTGAAAGCAATCGGGGACATGATTTCGAATTACCAAACTGCGGGCGCGTACGGTCAGGAGATTGTCAACGCGCAAGCTCCGCAGACGATGCTTAAGCCTGCCTTGGCTACATTTAGTATTCCCCATATTTAGCCATGCCGGAACTCGCAACAGCCATCGGATACCGCCTTCAGCCGAAGGTGTTCACGCCGATTGATCCAAGCAGTTACTTCAACAAGCAACTGCCGATTCAACCCGCCATTCCGGTTGATAAGGCTGCCAAGGCGCAAGTTTTCGGATCGTTAGTCAAAGCCCTTGGCGAGTTGCCGGGTCAGCTAACAAAGGAATGGGAGGCAGGCAAGAAGCGGGGAGAAACATCTGTTGAAGACGATCAGAAGCGGGCCACGGAAAAGCAGGTGCGCAGTAAGTTTGACGCGGCCATGGCTGGCCCCGTGGCTGTTGGTTCCCCGCAACTGTCTGATTTCGTAGTCGGCGCTGACGGTTCGGTCACGATGAAGCCCGTTGATGCCGAATTAAGAAAGGCGCAGATTAACCATTTGAATAGCATAGGAGGAGATAAGCCCGGAAAGCCAACAGCCTATGACAAGTTAATAAAGTCGTTTGCGGCACCTGAAGCTAGCTCGGAGCCCCCGTTGCCGACTGACGGAACGCCTAAAATGGTGGCGACTACTTTTGGATATCCGACTGACAGCACCCCTGACAGTGCCTCTCTTGGCACTGGCGCTTATGCCAGCAAAGGACCAACGGGAGCTTTTGGACCTTTGCGCGAGACAAGCATTGGTGTAAGCCCGGATGTTGAGACTTACCTGAAGTCGCAGGGCGTAAAGCCGCGTGACCCTGTTGTTGTTACTTTAGCCGATGGAACAAAAGTAACTCGCACTTGGGATGATCGTGCCGCGCCAGATGCTATGATATTAGCGGGTAAGGTTCCCGGAGTAACCAAGCCTCTTCGGGGACGAGTTGATTTCTATTCGCCGACCGGGCATAATCCGTATGCGGATAAGTCAGTTATTTCCGTAACTCCGGTAAAGGCGGCAGCTAATGACGTTGCTGACCCGAATTCCCCGGTTGCCGCAGTCGCTCCGAATGAGACAAATCAGCCCGACAACGGCCCGGCCTTGTCGTCTTTCCTTCCTCCCGGCGCAGCGCCGACGCCGGAGCAGGTTCAGCAGATTGACGCGGGAGTAAGTAACGCGGTTGGACAGCTATCCGGACTTACGAATGAGAACTTGACGGCATCTAACGCACCGGCAGGGCAAGTAGCTCCGATCAAACCTCCCGGCGAAGATTTATCCAACGCCAGTTTCGACACGGATTATTTAACGTCTTTAAATCAGGATAGCGGAACCTCGCCAACTGCAACAGCGCAGGCTGCTCCAAGGCCGCTTGATTCGCTGAAAGAGCCAGAGATACGCAGGGCGCACGGCATAGAGGGACGAAGCGTCAACCATGAGTCAGGGGAAATCTATCTTCGTTCCGGGGATACAGTTAAGACACTCAATCCGATTACGGGGGTTATTACGCTCGATATGCCGGATGGGGAGCGGTATGAAATGCTTCCGGGCGCGAACACTTGGCGCAAGGGTGAGAAAAAAGAGGAAGATACGGAACTTGAATCAATTGCTGACGCGATCATTAGCGGCGAACAGCCACCGGAGTTGAAAGGTTTCTACAAGAAGGCGGTTCCGTTGCGCGCAATTTTAGCAAAACGCGGATACGATCTTAGTACCGCAACAAAGGATTGGCAGGCTACGCAGCGGAACATTGCCACCATGAACGGGCCGCAACAGCTTCGGACGCGGCAATCGGTGGATAACGCATATCATCAATTGGAGGTCATTGAAGAACTTGGGAGAAAATGGGCGGGCGGGAAATATCCGTTATTGAATCGCGGACAATTGACCCTTGCCAAGCATGGAGTGCTTGGAGAAGACGCGCAGTCATTGGCGCAGCGATTTGAGGGACAAATCAATGACCTTGTTTCGGAACTTGGAAATGTCTATCAAGGCGGAACCTCACCAACTAATCACGCCTTGCAGCTTGCGGCGCAAAATCTGAAGGCGGATTTTTCAGAGAAGACGTTAATGGATTCAATTAACGTGATTCGTCAAAACCTGAAGATTCGTCAAAACTCTCTGAATAACATTGAAATCGGCGGTGCGTCGTCGGGGAACGTTTACGACAAATCTTCCAAGGGTGATTCCGCGCCATCGGCACCCGCCGCTGCGTCGCCAACTTCATCTAAGGTTAAGATGGCAAAGCCAGACGGAACTGTTATTTCTGTTCCTGCTGACAAGGTTGAACAAGCTAAAGCGCTTGGCGCTACGTTAGTAAAATAGCAACCTTCGGTAGTGGGCTCCTTTGAAATACTATGAATAGATCGAACAAAATAATCATCACTCTCGCGATTCTGATCGCGCTAATCCGTCCATTCATGCCGCAACGACATGGCTTTACCACCGCTATGACCTATGAGGCCATAGCTCATGTAATTGTTGGAATGCTAGTCGCGGGATGGATGCTTTCCGACAAAAAGAAGTCTTACTGGATCGCGCTGGTAATCATCACGGCCATCGAAGTTTTCTGCGCGCTTCGCCCCTGATTTCAAAGGAGCCCACTACCCAACCTTCGATTAAATCGAAGATTCACTTTATGCCGCTCGCACCCGATGACCCTTTTGCCGCTCTTGGAGCGACACTTGAAGAAGATAATGCGCCCGCCTCAAAATCGGGCGCTGATCCTTTTGCCGCACTTGGCGCGGAAGATTGGAATAGTCATATCAAGAAGTTAGTTGACGACGAGGTTGACCCTGTTGGCTACGCGATGGAAACAGGTGACGAAGACACGGCGAAAGAGATTCACGCGCAGCAGGACGCGAAGCCGATGACAATGAAGCGCTTCGCGAATGGAGTTAAAACATTCGGAGCGGCGGCAGTGGAGCTTCCGAAGGACTTCATTCAAGGAGGAACAGACGCCGCAACCGATTTCATGGTTGGTTCGTCGGACCCAAACAAGCCATTTTGGAAAGATCATGGAATTGATCCTGAATCGGCCAAGACCATAATCGAGCGAGCCAAGACGCAGAATTTGTTGCGAGCGCAGCTTGTAGAAGAAAACGACAAAGGTTTTCTTGGTAAGATTTTCGGCGGCAGTGGATTCCTTGCGCCAGCCATGCGGAAGCTGGATAAATGGGCGGCTAATGCCAGTGGCGACGTGGAAGCGCCAGCCGCAGAAGCAGCGGTCATGGCAGCGAATGAGG